AGACTTCTTATAGTTGTCCAGACAGTATTGATATTTTAAAAAAGCTATATGAAACTAGTTCTTTGCATTTAGATAGAAAGTACAACAGATACCAACTTTTCAAGAATTTTGGATTTGCCGTCCAGGATAGAAATATCTTGGATTATGAGGGAGCAAAATCGGTGAAGGCTCAAAGTGAAGTGCTAATACCGAGCTAACCAATAACTTAAAGATTTATTGGTAGTGTAACGCATAGTAGTTGATCCTGTAAAACAGACTATAATACTACCACGAGTGTTCCCCACCTTACCATTGAGTTGGAGGTGAAAATATATGCTATACTGAGTTGGAAATGACCAACTGATGAAAATGAGGGAAACTTCCAGAGCACAGGATAAAAAGCCTGTGGTTAATAACAATTAGAAAAGTGAAATGAGTGAAGCATTCTTTAAGGCTATTGATGAAAAGCCGTTTATTCAATCACTTGGCCAGGGCTCAACAATAGAATCCTTGTTAGGGGGATTGAAAATGAAAGAATTTCAAGACCATGGTGCCATTGAATATAATATTGAACGGAGTTTCATGAGCCATGAGTATGTTATACTGGAAGAAGGTTTGGATGCTCCTACAGCCGTATTAGAACAGCTCAAGGATATTCTAACTTCAAAACAGTTCAGAAATGGAAATCAGCAAGTACCCATCAAAACCAAGTGTATTGTAGTTTGTACCAACAGAAGCCGGGAAGAAATTGCTGAGGATGATTCTATCAAAGCCTTGATGGAGCGTTTTCCTTTAGAGCACCGGGTAGAATGGGAAACTTACAATCAGGAAGATTATGCACTCCTGTTTGATAAAGTGCTCAAAAAACCCATGCATACGTTTGCCCAAATTGTGGCTGAAGTAAGTAGAAACAATTTCATTTCTCCAAGAACAGCTGTTAAGGCAGCTATTGTGTACAACACAGCTGGCTTGTCTGGGCTGAAGTATGTAGCTGGCTTTGATCCTCACCATGTAAATGAGATTGAGTCTCAAATGGAAGAATTTGAAGCTATTCGGCAGGAAAGAGAGAAGTTTAATGCTATGCACAAACAGCTTTCTGATTTGCCTCCAGTGGATAAGAATACCCCTATCCGGTACATCCAGTACAGTAAAGCAGCTGAGAGAGTTATTAAGTTTCTGGATGATCAATCCTTCAGAGATGAGTTTCAGCCACAATACAAAAAACTTCGGGAAATCTGGAAAACATACCAGAAAACCTGTCTGGATAATGCCTTGGAAAAAACCAATGCTGATACTGATTTGAACTTCTTAGGAGCACTAGCCTAATCAATGATCCAACGAACTGTACCCCACAAAAACTACATCACTCCATCCAAAAAAGAGATTGAGCATGTAGTGAAGAAAATGAATTTACAGGGTACATATTCAGTACAATTAGTACAGGATATTGCCAATCTAACTTCATTTCCTGAAGATGAACGTGCTAAAGCTTTTACCAAACCTTCTACCTGGAACTATGATAATGTAGAACCTAAAGAAGGGGAGACTCAGGAAAAGGCAGAGGAACGTGTGTTTGAGTTCAATAAGAAAGCTCAGGAATTCTTAAAGAACATTGATGTATCAGTTTTCAATGGGGATACTCCGCTGGAACAAGCCTTAAACATTGCCCATTCTCTTTCTAATCAGGGAGCAGGTGGCCGTAAAGGTAAAGGAGGAGCTACTGAAGAAGAAGAACTTCCTATATTCCAGGGAAACCAATCAGGAGCCAATATTGCTAAAAAGCTAAAAGAGAATGCTGAGATGGTTGGTAAAATTATGCCAGCTGACAGTTTCACTGAGAAAGCTTTACTAGGGGATCAAGATCCCTCTGTATTCAATGGTGTTCGAGCTGGCCAACTAGGTGCTGAAAATCTGGATGTATTGAAAAAGCTTTCCATTTTAAACAGGAAAGGAAATATCAAAGCATATAGATCAAAATCCAAAGAAGATGATCCTAGTGCCAGGAAGACACGGATGTTGCGTATACAGCAATACTCTGAAGTACAAAAAGTTGGAGCTATTCAATTAGCTATGCCCACCTTTAATTATAAAGTGGCTACCAAGCAACTGGAGATCAAAAAGGGGGTTAGAATTAGCTTCAATAAGCAAGTACTTATTCTGCTTATTGATGACTCTGGTTCCATGCATGATTCAGATAAAATTGGGTGGGTAAAAGCCTTACTACTAAATCGGTGTGAACAGGTAAGTCAGGGAAATGCTGAACTCTACATTTGCACATTTGAAAGCCGCCTAGACCCTCATTGGTTAGTTATCAAGACTAGAGAAGAATGTCTGCATGTATGGGAAAAGTTTAATAAGTATTTCCAATTTGGTAGAGGAGGTACTGACATGCAACGAGCAATTGAGAACACTATTGAATTTATTAAAAAAGGTAGTGTACCTACAAAAGAAGGTGAGGTTAGCTTTAATGGGGATAGACCACAGATTTGTATTATCAATGATGGCCAAGACCATATTAAAGAAGGCTGGTATCCTAAAGTGGTAACCCATGGATTTATCCTGGAAGGTGATCATGAAGGAATGCAGAAGTTTTGTATTCGATCTGGTGGTTCTTATCAGGAATTTAGTGTAAAAGCTGATTAACAGTCTTACACTGGAGCAGAGATAGTATTCTCTGCTCTATTTTTCATTTAACAACTTTAAACAATGAATGAAGAGGAAGAAGATGATATTCCTGCTGGTATTAAAGTACTGCTAGAATTAAACATCGACAAGGTGGTAAAAAAGTGTGAAGAGTTAGACAAGTTTATTCTCATAGCTATTGATAAAACAACTGGAAACATTGAAGAAGTTAGTCAAGGCAATAGTGTATACGAGATTGTTACTAAAATTATTCCAACCTTAAAAAGGAAGGGTACAATGTTTTGCTATGGCAAACAGGGATTAGCTGCGATGTTCATGGTTGTAGAACAAAAAGAATTAGAGAGGGAGTTGGTCAAGAGCAGTGCTACAAACTATGTAAATAAATTCCAGAACTGAAAGAAATTAACGTTCAGTGTTTTATTTACATAAGAGTATGTCCAAAGTATATGTAATGAACTCAGCAATGATGCCTCAGGATGGTATCTTTATGAGAACAACAATTGATCAAGATACATTCAAAATGATTCTGCAAGATGCAGAAGAAGTTAGCTCTTCAGTTGGCTATGATGCTGTAGCTAATATGATTTCTAAACTAACAGGAAAGCGCGTAACAGTGAATAGGAACATGACCCAATTAGATGATAAAAGTGTGGTACTAGTTGCAAAATTACCATACCGGATTAAAGATCCATCTCAAAAAGGTCACATCAATACAGAAGACCCTAATAACTATGAATTCTGTATGATGACCTATCATAGAACCATTGCACCAGTCTATGCATAATCAAAACCCCATTACGGAAATGCTTGGAACACTGGCTGAAAGTTTGCCAGTACCGGCAGTTGTTAACCTGATTAAAAAGGCAATTCAGAATTATGAAGCTGAACCTACTGATTTTAATCTAAAAGCAGTAGAGACATACTGTTTCATGTTCATTACCAAACAGGTAGCTGCTACAAAAAAAGGAGGTGTCCAGCAGATGTTTAAAGAAGCTGAACAAGTTGGTAACCTTCTTACTATAACACGAAATGCAAAAAGCAATCACAATTAAACCTGGAGTCTGGCTCTCTATTACATAGGGCTAGACTCCTTATGAAATTCCAACTAATTGTATGCCATTATTAAATTTGAATCTGAACAAAGAGTATTTGCAGGAAGCTTTTGAAACACTATTAGCTAGTGGAAATGGTAAAATATCTCTTGAAGAAAAAGTAAATGGCTTTCTTGCATTTGCACTCCAAGAAATAGAAAAATCAGATACTAATAGCTCCCTTCAATACAATGCATTCACTAATATAAGTGAATTAATGCTCAATTTGATTGTTTTTGCCCCCAGCCCAAATGCTCTTATGCCTTCAGCAGCAATGTACGATCTAATGATTGATCTAGAGAGTCAAAGTTTTTCCTTTATGGATAAAGAAGGGAATCTATTTAAAAATGGAGCTGGTATTCTAACAGATCAAGCTCTACAGCTTACTATGATATTATTTACCTATAGTTTAGGGGCTATGGCTGTTCAAGCTCCAGAGCAATATGAAGAAAAGCGGGAAGAGTTTCTTGACAAAATAGCTCAAAATGAGGAATTGGTTGAAAAGTTAGACTATAATAGACCTTTATTTACAGAGGCTATTAATGTATTGGCAAATAAATTTAGAGTAGCCCACAAGCAAAATTCAACTCCTTTCTCTAATAACTAACTTTTGTTAGAATTTTTAAGCTATACCTGAAAGTATTGATCTTTGTACTAAAGGTTATATAAGTGGCAATTGTTTTTACAGAAAACTTACCTTTTATTATCATGTTGACAATCTATTTTTTGGACACAACTTATCAAATTCTGAATAATTTTCATTCCAGTTTTGCTGCTAGTAAGAACAATTTAGACTTATTGGTATTAGCTATTGCAGGCACTCGGAAGATAAATAAATATGAGTGGGTTGATCCAAACAAGCCTAATAAAGTGATGACTATTGCTGCGAGTGCTATTGTTGATCCTAAACATAGCTCAGTTAAAAAATAAAGCTACTATTTTGTTGTTTACTTAGAATGCCTACTGCCTAGCACAAATTGAAGATAGGCAGTTTTTTGGGTACAGTCTCATATTGGTCAATGGGGCCAGACTGTAAATCTGGTAGTTTAAAACTTGTCTAGGTTCGACTCCTAGTGTACCCACTAACAAATCCTCGACTATTATGTACTACTTAAGTGGAAGTATTATCAGTGATGCCACTAATCACAGACATTATTTATTAGTAAATCCAAAGGTGGCTGGAACTACTACAATGGCCTTTGATACAGAAGACATTTCACCACTAGAACAGGAAATTCAGAATTTACCAACTCTTCCAAAAAATATTGAAGATAAATGGAAAAAGTTGAGCCTGATTCAGAAGTATTTAGGGTAAGAGCTTAACAAAGGCCAGATAGCTTTTGGTGTAACAACACACTTTCAATTAAACCACTTTTTTATTAACGTATATCCTTAATCGTTAGCAAGCTTATGGCAGTTGCAATTTTTACAAACCTATCAGACAGACAGGCTCAAGTATTACTCCAATGGTTTTCTGGAGAAGGAGAACAAAACTGTGAAGAGTGGTTTAATAATCAAGGAGTGGTTGCCCCTTTAACTAAAGGAGGTCAATATTTTGAGACACTTAGAACTCACCGAGTAACCATAGATGGTCAGCAGGAAACTGCATTCATTATTGAATGTGAATAATGAACTATAAGATTGAGCGGTTAGCAAAGGGGGAGACTTTTGAAACCTCAGAGAAAGGGAACTCTATGACTCCTTTGATCAAATCTGGACAGAAACACATACTGGAACCAGTAGAATTGAAAGATGTCAAAGTAGGTGATGTTGTTTTTTGCAAAGTGAAGGGTAACCTGTTTACTCATTTGGTAAAAGCTGTTGATCCAACCAAGGGATTATTAATTGCTAATAATCATGGATACGTCAATGGCTGGACTAAGCAAGTCTTTGGAAGAGTAAAAGAAGTGTTATGACAAAGGAAGCTTTATATGCAGAGCTAAGCAAGTTGGGATTTGTACAGCATGTTACTGCTGAAAAATATGATGTATTGAAACTGAACCCAAGAAAGGTTAAATTCAAATGCCTTAAAACAACGATCTTAATCACTCCAGAAATTAGAATATACCTACATGCAGATTGGTCTGATGGCTATTTGTTTAGAACAAATATTTCTGGTAGTTGGTATGACTATTCAGGTTTTTTAGAGGTAGTAAAGAAGTACATACTAATCAAAACGTGATAACCATGATACCTAAGGAATTTAAAGAATATTTCGAGAGCTTGGGTTTTATTAAACAAAGCCTTACAAGGTATGTTCTTTATACTAAGCTTGTTAAGTATAATTTGTATCATACTATCCAATTAGAAGTAGCTCTAATGACTCCTAATTGTATCTATTGGTGGCCGTATGTAGTTAATGATAATACCTATGCTTACAGAGAGTTTGAGGGTAAAGTCTATACGCTAGATACTCTTAAAGCCGCATTGGAAAAGGCTTTAGCTATACAATCATGACACGCGATAGTATATATGAGGAGTTAAGGAAGTTAGGGTTTATAAATTCTGGCTCTCTAAATATATTTAGACTTGACCCAGAAAATGTAAAGTTCAAATGCCGTAAGTCAACTATTCTAGTGGATACTGACCTAAGAATTTATTTGAGTATGACAATTTCTGATCAATATCTTTTTATAAATAATATATCTGGCCAAACATATAGCTACCTAGATTTCTTAGAAGTAGTAAAGGAACATATCCTAAAACCAGCACATACCAAATGACTAAACAGGAATTGATAACTCAATTAAAGGAGTTAGGTTTTAATAATGAGGGGTTTCTTACTGATAACTCTGGTAATTCAGCATTACTATTACTCGAAAATAATATGAAGTGTGCCTGTAGACAGCCCTGTATTAGGCTTCATGTATATGATAGTCATGTATATTGGTGGGGATATTCTAATGATTTTTTTGCTGGTAATAGCATAAGTTTTCGGGATTATCTTAAGTATGAGGAGGTACTGAATCTAGTCAAAAAGTACGCTTTTATTAAAAGACGGCTATGACTAAAGAAGAATTTATTGATGAATTGTATGCATTAGGATTTACATGGTTTAACTCTGTAACAATGGAGTTAAATCAAACTCAGGTAAAAACTAAACTTCAACTTCCTTGCATTAGGCTCAATTGGGTTGAGTTGCTTAACTATCCAGATAAACCTGTTTATTGGTGGTTTTTTATTAATCAAACTTCTATTAATAGGAAATTAAACTTAGGAGGTAGGCATTATTCTTTTGAAGAAGCGATTCAATTAGTAAAAAAACATGCTTTTGTAAAATGAATCTTAATCTTTATTTGATATATTATACCTTAAATAGTAAAATTGTAGAGGTAATAGTTATGGCTGTTACTCTATTTAAATGGTGTGGATATATCAGATAAGCCCATTCTTTTTAAGGGTGGGTTTTCTTTTCCTTTTTAGCTAAATTAGTAATATGGACAAAGGCTTAAGAACAGAAATAACCAAGAGAAAACACATCCAAAGACTGAGGAGGTTAAACCTAAGAGATGGTAATTATTACTGTTATAAACACCAGACTAGACCTTGTAGCTGTTTTCTTTGTAAAAAGCCTAGGTACACACGTAAGACCAAGCACAAAGAAGTTGTAGTAGATTAAATTAGATAGAATAAGTTCCGGGGATAGCTCAACTGGTAGAGCAAAACTGAGGTTTTATAAAAGCCAATAATAGGCTTTCATTAACTGAATCAGTTTGTATAGAGGTTCGATTCCTTTTCCCTGGGCAAAGCCTGAAGTTGGCCTGTTTAAAAGTTATAAGTAAAGTCAATCAACCCTGCTGGTACTTACTGGCAGGGTTATTTTTTTTTATGAAAATGCTCCTGTTCCTGTCAGTGCTACTACTTAGTACTGCTTGTACACCAACCTGTGTTACTGCCAGATATGCTGATGCTTATTCTCCTAAGGGCAGTCAAACCAAGTGTCCTAAACACAAATAATTTCTAGCGATAGCTCTACTGTCCCATACTGCATGGGTTCCTTGTCATATAGTGTTTCTATAATATATTAAAGCTATATGACAACTAAGCATTTGAAAACAATTAAAAAACAATCACAAAAACATTTCCAAAAATCATGGAATCTCAAAACACAACCCCAGTAGCAACAGCCAAAAAACCAGTAGTAGTTATTTCAGACATTCGGGAAAATTCTAACAATCCCAATGAAGTCAGTGTAGGTTTCAGAAAAGAAGTAGCCAATCCTCAGGGCATGCACTTTGACAATTTGGCTTTTATTCGACAGGGTGATCCTAGAATCAATACTAGAGAGTCAAAAAGTTTATTGGTTTGGTTAAATATGACCAAACAATCTGTAGAAGCAATTAAATTAGAAGTTGGCCTGGACATCAATACCTTAGGTCATTACAATGATGCGGGTGAAGAGTTTATCTATGACCTCATTGAAGTATATGAAGAACAATTGCGGCCAGGAAGAGGTATTAACAGTCAGACAGGTGATGTAATTGTTGAACCTATTAGTAGTCCAAGTAACAACAGAATTATGTTGTATACTGGCCGAAAATTAAAATTTCGGTTTGTTGATTTAGTAAAGGCTACTAGTGTAGCTGATTTGCCAAAATCTCAAGCTAAACCCACTCCTCTTAAAGACCAGTGGGTTGAAGGTTTTGATGGAACTAAGACCATTCATGATGGTTTCAAAAACCGGAAAACAGCTGACTATACAGCCTTCCTGAATGAATTGTACCGGACCTACAATAAAGAAGTGCTTACTGAAATTCCAGTAGCAGACGCTTGGGTATAATAATCAGAATCTATTGTTTAACCTTAGGGCTAGTTGAGCTAATTACTTGACTAGCCCTTTTTATTTCTACCAATATATTATGGCAAAACCAATTCACATTGAGACAGTAAATCCAAGAGTATACATCATCAATGAAGTAACCATTGATATGGATGCTTTAACTTGGGAGGAGGGGCCAAATAATGCTCATGCTATATTAGATCAGGTAGTAGATTTTCAGGAGGCTCAGGAGGAGAAAGTCAAACATGCAGAGCAATTGCTTCTTAATACCCAAAATAAGGCAAAAACATTGAAGATTATTGCCAGTATGGTTACAGAGCAATTAGAAAAGCTGGAACCTAAAATTACAGTATACCATGTTTCTGTTCCTGGTGTCTATATGTATGTTACAAAAGACACAGCCCAGGCTTTAGTTGAATCAGGTACATTTCAGTTTGAGGTTCCAGTCTTTGATTCTGTTACTGTAGCTTAGTTAGTAAATCATCCATATCTTTTGCTACCTTATCATCTACCACCTTAGCATAATGTTGGGTCATTAGAATACTCCGGTGGCCCAACAGTTTACTCACAGTTTCCAAGGGAACATTATTGGTTAAGGTGACAGTAGTAGCAAAAGTATGCCTAGCTACGTGTGTAGTTAGTTTTTTATGGATGTTGCAAATGTCAGCTATTTCCTTTAAATAGCTGTTCATTTTCTGGTTGGTCAATACAGGTAATAAATATTCAGAACCCTTTCTACTTCCCAGCACATATTTGTTAATCAGCTCTTTAACTTTAGGCAAAAGGGGGATTTTTGATTGGCTTTCTGTTTTGGTTCTGGCAATAATGATCCACTGCCTACCCTCATCATCAGTTTTAATATGACTCAAGGTGAGCTTCTTCAAATCAGCATATGCTAACCCAGTGTAACAACTGAAGATAAAGCAATCTTTCACTTGATTTAGCCTGATATTAGGCATTTCTTTCTGTTCTAAAGTAGCTAGTTCAGTCTTGGTTAAGAAATCTCTGTTAACCTCTCTGGTAGTAATTTTAAAATGGGCAAAAGGATCAACATTGGTCCAACCATTAAGAAGAGCAAGCCTAATTACTTTTTTCAGCACCATTAAGTACTTATGAGCAGTATTGTGCTGATTTTTCTTGTCAATTTTCAGGTATAACTCAAAGTCTGTAACAAATTGAAGATTCAGGTCTTTGAGGGCTATATCTGTGACTTTCTTTTTTAGTTTAAGAAAGTGTTCTACATGAATCTGACAAGACCGATACCTTTCATAAGTACCCCATTTGTAATCTACTCCAATCCGTTTGTGGATTTGCTCATTGTGGTCTTTGAACAGACTGACCAGCATTTTTTCATTGTCAGTCTCACCCAGAAAAGCTTTTTTAAGGCTAGTTGCACTAATTTCTTTGTTTTTTAGCACTAGTTCTTTGTAGTGCTGATGAAGGGTAGTACCTACTTGGTCCAGATAACTATTAATTTCTTTATTATCTGGAGAATTACCTTTTAGCCGTTGGGTTTTAATATCCCATCTGTGCTGTAACACATCCCTCTTAAGGGAAACTTCAATCTTTTGTGTCTGTACTTGGATGCGTAAATACAGAGTGGCAAATCCAGCTGCTGCTTTGGGAGATTTCCTCACCAGGAAACTGTAAGAAAAAGGAACCATAGGAAACTGAGTGTTAAAAAGTTATGCCACTGGTGAGTAACTCACAGATTTTATTTTTAACTCACAGATAGTTCACTAACATTCTCAGTTTTTGGCACTCTTGAAAAACAAAAAACCCTGTAAGTGGTTAGTTTACAGGGTTTTATCGTTACTTCAGCAGAGAGAGAGGGATTCGAACCCCCGGCCTAACTCACTGACAATCATAGCCCTATATATGAGTTCTTAAAGTCGCTCACCAATAACTCAACAAAGATAATAACCAAGTTTGATTATTGCTAGCATCAAGTGAGGTGCTGGCTTTTTGTTTTGTATTTCTAAACTTAACAAGCAATGAAAGTTAGTGATATTGTTCAGAAGGTGATCTCTGGAGGTCAGACAGGTATTGATGAAGCTGCTTTAAATATAGCTCATCAACTTGGGTATACTACAGGTGGGTATGCTCCTAAAGATTTTAAGACAGAGCGTGGGCCTAACTTTCTACTTAGAACTACATATGGTTTAGTAGAGTGTGAGTCTTCATCTTATCCAATTAGAACTAAGCTAAATATCCAACATAGTGATCTAACTATTGTGTTTGGTAATTTAAACTCTCCTGGCAGTAAACAAACTATTACGTTGTGTAAGCAATGTCAAAAGCCTTGTTTAGAGAATCCTTCAGTAGAAGAAGCCATTGCTTATATCCAAGAGCATAAACCAGCTATTGTCAATTTTGCCGGTAATAGGATGAGTAAGCTAAGCAATCTCGATTGGAATATTTATAGTAATAGGATTATCAAAATTCTGTCTACTAATAATTATGAAAATTTATTCTGATTTCAGAGACTACTATGATACAATACAGTATACACTGGGTAAACCAGATGATACAGTAAAGTATTACAGAAACACATCCATCATTACTGCACAACAACTACCACTTCTAAACAAGTTTACACATGGAGCATCTGGATACAGACAATTCAGAGGTAGATCAGAGAACATGTACATTGCTCCTTTCATTATTGGCTTTGCTGGTCAACTGCATGTAGGATTGGACATATGTGACTGGACTAGGACTTTGGTTTGTGATAAAGAAATACATAGAGTAACTACCTATGACCTGGAAGAAGTCAAAAAGGTTTATGAAGATGAAATTGGGTATTTCCGTTGGAAAACAGACCATCTGTTTAAGGAGTTTCTACCTAAAATAGAGCAAGTTAACCTGTTCTTACAGTACAAAGTTCCAGTTTTTGCTATTGCCAGGGGATATACCTATCCAACTTTAGCTAATAAAGTAAGCTGGCCAACTATTTCAAATGATCCTTTACTAATAGTAAATCCTCAACTGGATAAATCTAGTGTTGATTTCATTACTGTAAAAGACCCCTTCACTGCTTACCAGGAATTGGAGCAGTTTATCAGTATGCAACTCACTGACAAAGATCCTCAGCCAAGACAATTGACTGATAAGGAGAAGATTGTTAGCCATGGATTTGATGTTAAATCTTCATTTAGAAAGGAAAAGAAGAAATGAATGAACCTCAGAAAATTAAGGTATTTCTTAGCTCTGCTTATACTTCAGAACGAGCTATAAATGAGTGGTTAGACAAAAACCCTCAAATTCAGATTGAACAAATACACACAGCTTATAATAATGCTAACCATGTTGTGACTATCTTGTATCGTGAACGTAGCCACATGATGTAAGATGTTTGTATACAATAAACGTTGTAAGAATTGTCTGTTTTCTGAGGATAGGATAGTTAGTCCTGAGCGAGCCCAAGATATTATTGAAGGCTGCTTAAAGAAAAAAGGATATTTTGTTTGTCATAAAGCTACTATACAAAATACTGCTCTCGAAGTAATGTGTAGAGGGTATTATGACAAGTATGGGGATCAAGTTGATAAGCTGCAATTGTATAAGGAATTAGGGATAGCAGTGCAGTTTATACCCCTTCCTGATAATAAACCATTAGTTCCATTTAGAAAATACAACGACTACAATGCAAAAAATACAAATGAATGAGGATAATCCACTACTTCAGCAAATACTAAAAGGTGATCCTAAATGCCTCTTCAAAGTTGGAAATAGAGTTGAAAAGGCAAATTCTGGACCTGAAGATAGACATAAAGATGGTACTAAAGGCACAGTACTTGGCAGTATACAAGAACCTGAAAGAGGTACTGATTTATATTTAGTGGAGTTTGATGGAGATACTAAAGACCCTGAAACTCCCATCTGTGCCTTTACTATTGGTAGAAAGTTACTACCTGCTTAAAGAAATATGCGTCTATACTATAAATTGGATGAGGATAATAGGGTAGTGCCTTGTACACTAGAAGAGTGGTCTACATGGATGTGGCAAAATCCTGATCAAAGAGTAGTAAAGAAAACTGATCTAGGAAAATTAGGAGAAGTCTCTACTGTATTCCTAGGATTAGACCATCGATTTTCTACTTTTGATGGGGAAGGTGATCCCATTGTATTTGAGACTATGGTATTTAACTCAGAGTTAGAAGAGTATACTAATCAGCAATGGAGATACACCACTTACAATGAAGCCCTTACCCATCATCACATTGTATGTGGAGAGCTTCTGATGAGTACTCCAACTGCAACAGTTACGTAGCAATAATCAAACTAGGTTATTCTGAACGACAATTGTTAGTCCCTCTATTACTTTTGATACCTCACCAATCCTTCTAGTACTATGAAATTGCTATCAGCATTTCTATTGCTCTACTTTATTGGGGTAGAAGCAAGAGAGCCTACCAAGAGACAGGAAGTGTTTAGTCTTATTGACACTCATCCTACATTAAAGTACAAAGTATGGGTTAAACGTCAATTTGTAGATGAATCGGCCAATGGTAAATCAGAGCTTTGCACAAAGCATAATAATTGCTTTGGTATGAAGTACACACCTAATGGGCTGGCAGACTATAAAGTGACTGTAAAACCTTACAGAGGTTATGCTGGATACAAATCAATAAAGACAGGAGTAGCTGATTATTCCCGGTTACAAACCTTCTGGATTACTAAATATAGAATTACTACAGAAGCTGTTTACCTGACTATACTAGACAAGAAGTATCCAGATACCCGAATCAAGCAGAAGGAAACTTACACCCATAAGCTTTCTAAAATCACAGTTTAATTGAAGAAAATTCCTGACTTTTTAAAAGTAGTGGTAGCACTATTAGGCTACTCCCTTGTCCTTTGGCTAGGGCTACAGATAGTATCATGGATAAACAACTAATTGACAATCAAGAAGAAAATAATCAAAACTCAGCTGAAGATACTACACCAGTTGAAAAAAAACCAGTGTCTTCTAAAACACATGAAGAACTAAAGCAGATTGCTATGGATCTGGTAGATGGCAAAATCTTTACAGATCGTAGTATTGATCAGACTGATAGTAGGCTATTTGCCTCGATTTTTATGCCTGTTATGTTTGGGTGCTTTAATGATAAAGACATTAATACTGTAGGCTTGGTTTATGAATACCTCAGTGAAGCTGGCCCAAGAAGTATCAATGGCTATCCCATCTTCATGAGTCTGAGAATGCTGAATAGAGAGGATACTCAGATTATGAGTGAAATGGCTCAAAAGTACGATAAGCTAAAAACTGAATTTGCTACAGATGTTTAAAGGTGATCTTAGACCTGGAGATTTTATTAAAACAGTGGATGGTAATTTGTTTCAGGTACTTACCATCCACAAAGAGTCTTTCAGAGTCAAGGGTCAACGAACATTTATACCTGAAGAAGAAGTAGTTGAGTACATTTCTAAGGAAGTATTTGAAGAAGACTTAACCCCTGAATATTTACATGAAAGCGTATACAATTGAAGTTCCCCTTACTGGCTTTGCAAACATTGAAGAAGCAGTCAAAAGAGGGGATTATGTGGACATTATTGGTATGTCTGGGTATGATCAAATGATTTTTCACAATTTATACCAAGATTATGTAATTGTAGTAGCCACTCGTTCCCAATTAGAACAAGTCGACCAGAATCTAACCTTATTGCATAAAGCATTAGATGAGGAAGATATGGAAGCCTTGGATGAACTGGAAATGGCATTGGAAGTCATTGTCGTGCATAAAGACCATTGTTATCTTGGAAAACCGGGAGTGTTGTTGGAGGAGTTGGAAAATGTGGTAGTAGATGACAAAACTGGACAAGTATACATTAGTAACCAACTTAGCACAGCTACAGCCCCTTAGAGATTCTCCCTACATTGAATTTGACTTTGAAACCAATGGATTGGATGTGTTTACCTTACATCCAATTCTATTGGGTTTAGGAGGCTCTACAGGGTATTTTATCATCAAGCTAGATGATTGGACACTAAAAGAAATTGAAGCTGCTATTACACTGCTAGTAGACAAGTTATGGATAGCTCATAATGCCAAGTTTGACTGGAAGATTCTAAAGTACCATTATCAAGTAGAGTTACCTAATGTGTATTGTACCATGGTTAACTCTCAGATTTTATATAATGGTTCTGACTTGAAGCATAGTTTGGATGCTTGTCTGGAAAGGCATTTCAATATCAAAATGAATAAGGATATTCGATTGTCTTTTATCAACTGGAAACCAGGAGATGTAATTACCAATGAACAACTAGATTATCTCTATGATGACTTGATTCATCTATACCCTCTGTTTGTCCGACAGCAGCAAAAGCTTAGACAATGGAAGTTGCAAGCTTGTTCTAGTCTGGAAAATAAATTCTTACCAGTACTAGCCCAGATGGAGCTGAATGGGATTTCTCTGGATGTAGAAAAATGGAATAAAAACACATCCATCTTTAGAGGGAAACTTACTGAGTATGAACAGCAGATTACCATAGAGGTTCGCCAATTAGTTGAGAATGTACCTGCTTTGAATCAGGATTTCATTCATAGACCTAAAAACATCACCAAAAAACTGGCAAAACTCTTTGACAGCTGTGAGACAGTAGAAGAGAGAATTGAGCTGATTATGGCCCATTTTAACATGAGTTCCTCCACACAGATGAAAGCCATCTTTGCCAAATGTGGAGAACCAATGGATAGCACGAATGCAGAATTTCTGGAAGCTTATGTTAGGGACAAACCACAAGGAAAACTAGCTCCACTGATTACAGCTCTGCTTAAACACAGGGAGTATAGTAAGCTAATCAGTACTTATGGAGATAACTTTTTAAAGTATATCAATCCAGTTACAAAAAGGATTCATTCTGATTTTTCTCAATGCTTTACTGCTACTGGTCGGTTATCCAGCAATAATCCTAATATGCAAAATCTTCCAGCTATTAAAGAGATCAGACAATGCTTTGTTCCTGACTCTGAGGATTATGTATTTGTGGATGTGGATTTATCTAATCAAGAGTTAAGGTTAGCTGCTTCCTATAGCCAGGATCAAGCCCTACTGGATAACTTTAATAAAGGAATGGATTTACACTCTTTCCTGGCTCAGGACACACACCGGATCATTAGAGGTGACCCTACATTCATTGTTAGCAAAGAAGTAAATGGAGAACTAAGAGATCCCCACAAACCTGTTTTGTTTGGGTTGAATAATTGTCAAAAAATTCATTATTTTTACATAAGTAAATAATGAATAAAATGCTAGATCAAATTAAAGAAAAATTAGAAAAGGGTGCATCAATAAAATCAATTGCAGAGGAACTTAACATCTCTTACCATCAAGTACAAAAAGTTTCAAAAAGTTTAAATTTTAACTTTTATAATTATAAAGAACTTAAAATACTTGAGTATGCTTATTGTCACACCCCTAATCAAATTTGTACTATGTTTGGTTATGGGAGGCCATTTGTAATAAAAACTTATAAGAAGCACAATATACCTTTAGAAGGTAGTGGAGGGAAAAATAGAGTACTTCAAGATATAAGTTGTTTTACAAAATTGAACCATAGTGCAATGTACTGGTTAGGTATAATTGTAACAGATGGGAATTTAGGGTCAACAAAAAAAACTATTTCTATTGTTCAAAAAGATAAAGAACTTCTTGAACAATTTCAAAAGTTTTTAGGTGTGAATATAAGTATATACAAAGTTAATGAATGTTATGAAGTTTTATTTGGCCATAAAGACTTGCATAAATTTATAACTTCATTAGGAATACCCGCTAAAAAATCCATAATAGTAAATCCTGAATTTGAGTTTACTTGGGATTTTGTTAGAGGATTAATGGATGGAGATGGGCATTTTAGTGCAAAGCATAGGTCTGGGTTTGTTTCATGTTCAAAAAAGTTGTTTGATAAATTATGTAATTTTTTAGAATTACATCTAGGTAGTATAATCAAATGGTCAGAAACTTCTTATACTAACACAGTAACCTATAGACTTGAAATGAACCAGAAGCAAACTAAGCAATTGATAAATTATCTTTACAAAGATGCGGCCTATTATTTAAAAAGGAAATTTGATTTAGCTTGTGAGATAGCCCAAAAAAAACCGGATGAACTGCTGGGAAAACTAGAGATAGATAATCAGCAGCCAAGCTAAGTAGGGATACTTAGAAGGTTCAACGACTAATAACATACCACTAGAACAGTGATGAAGTTAACACGAGCGTCCGGGAGTATTTTCTTTAAAATACTTATGATATAGTCTGAACTACAGATATAATCTAAAAATGAAACTGTAGAATCATCAGATAAAGAGCTGATGAGATAACATAATTGTTCTCTTTGGTGGAGGAGCTGCCAGGATTGCTGCTGTTCTTAACATTGAAGTGCCTGTGGCCAAGAAAGTATTAGCTAAGCTACAAGCCAATCTAAAAGCACTACATGAGTATCAGCAGAAGATTAAACGGAAAGTAGTTAATAACATGGAAGTCAGATGTGGTAGTAAAATCAATAGAATCAGACGGTTCAATTGGTTTACTAAGAAAATGTCTGAGGACTATGAAGTAGAAAAAGAAGGTGTCAATTTTCCTTAATGGATAGGGAAAGTAAAACTGGATGAATTGCTGGAAAATCCTTAGAGTTTTTAACACTACAACAAAGCTAGAAATGGCAATTGTGAATGTTTGAAAAGTTGAAAAATTGGATAATCAGCAGCTAAGCCCCTGAAAGCAAATAAAAGTATGGGGAAAGTTCACAGACTAATAGGTGAGTTATTGTAGACAATAATCCTAACACGAGTGTCCAGGGTGTAAGCATAATTAGTTATAGTTATGAAAGTTAATTCCTCATTTTATAAGTTTGAGAATCAATTCAGACGTTATGAAAAAGGAAAAAACTAGTAAAGTTTGTACTAGATGTAAACAGGAACTACCAATAAGTGCTTTCCCTATAATGACAAAATACAATGTATTAAAGTCAGGGAAGAAAAGCTATTGTAGCTATCCTACAGGAAAATGTAGAGATTGTTTTAATGCTTATCATAATGAGCACAATACAGGTAGAAGAGATGCTATTAATAAACAAAGAAGAGAAAGGGTTCATAAGGACACTGAATTTAAGGAAAGGCTTTCTAAGCTTAGAAAAGAATCCTATAAAAGAAGAATTATGACCACTTTGGTAAGAAATGCTAAAAAAAGAGCAGCAGAAAAAGGACTTGATTTTAGTTTAACACTTGAATCTTTGAAAATTCCCAAGTACTGCCCTTTATTAAACATTCCGTTGTTAGATGAAGCTAACTTACCAATAAATTCCCCTTCTATTGATAGGGTTAGACTTGATTTTGGATATACTCCAGATAATTGTAGAATTATCTCAATGAAAGCTAACACTATGAAAAACAATGCAACGCCTGGAGAACTATTAGACTTTAGTCAAAACATAATTAAATACTTACGCTGTGATATAGTCGAAACTGAATAGAAATATTCAGAACTACTTGATAAAGAGCAAGTAGGGTAATAAAATGATCCAAGCCTCAGCTGCTTCCATGTTAAAAGAAGCTACTATAGCTGTGCATAATTATATACTAACACAGCCTGACTGTAGTATCAAATTGAGTGTGCATGATGAACTTGTAGTACAAATCCCAAAAGGTCGAGAAGATATTGCTAAACGAATTAGGGAAATTATGGAAGAAGTTGGGTCCAGTTACTTGATTGGACTTAGTATGCAATCTTCCATGAAAATGGCAACTCACTGGCAGAAATAAAATGGCAAGAATAACTAAAACTGAACTGTACAAAGGAGCTGTGCAGGAAGCTTTCTATTTGAGAAAATTATTGATAACTGAATTCAAACAAATCCTGATAGCTGATTTTAAAACTGATTGTGGAGTTCAAGAATTTATGGAGTCAATGTCTCCTTATATGTTTGCAGAAGACGAAATAGCTTCAAAGTTCAGAGAGCTATTTAACATTTCTAAATACTGGTGGTCAAATGAATCCGGCTCATTAAACGAGATAGAACCCAAAATAGTTAGTGGAATAACACTTCAACATTGGTTAGCCAAAGAACCAGAGGCTGAAATTGGAAGAAGTACTGAGCCATATAATAAGACAGCAGATTTTACTCCACTAGAAATGTATTTAATCTGGGCTTCTCCTGAGAAAAGGCAAGCAGTCCTGGAGTATATTGTAAATACGGCTAATCTACTGCCTGCTGAGTTAGAATCGGTTAAAAAAGAATTGGTATATGACGGGATCTTTGGGTAATCAAGTTTTTTACACAGCTGTTGTAAAAGAATTAATCTTTTTAAGGGAAACTATTCCCATAGAAACACTTCAGGATAAACTGGTTTTATCTAGCTATAATGGGAAACATGATTCCAACTGTATCTACGGCTTGTTGACAGGGGATGCACATTCTAAAACAAGTACAAAGCTTAGAGAAAATGCGGCTCAATATGCTGAATATATGCCAGATTCTAGAGAGTTCTATTTTAGAAGCCCCAAAGGATTACCTGAATTTAGTGATAAAGTGGAATGGTTTATGGAACATAGTAACTGTGTTCCGTATTCAACAGATTTTTACAGGACTTTACTAGAAATAGTAATGTTTTGGTTTCCTAATGGAAATAAACCCATGATGATGGAAATCTTTCAGTTCCTAAAACATGAAACAGATACTTTATCTGATGAATTAGGGACTGCTTTAGACAGTATTAAGTATTACAAGTACAAATCAATTAAACAAACAAAAATGGCAACTCCAACTAAGATTACACAAACAAAAGCTAACTTTATTCGTCAGGCCACTAAAGAAATCATGGGTCTTAAAACTAACTTGACCCAGGATGAAAAAAGCAAATTAGATTTTGCCACTTTTAGACCTGTATTAGTTGGCCGTGATGTGTATGGACAAGCAACTGGTGATTCCAGAAGTGAACGTGCACTTGAATTAAAGACCTTGTGTGCTGACATGAGTATTGCCTGGGAAAATTATCCAATTCCAACAGAATCCATTCCACTGCTGGAAGACCCTAAGTTCACTTATGACAAAATGTTTAACATCGAGCCAATGGTGGTAAATGGTAAGCCAGAAGAACATTTCACAGCTTTTGAATACTACATGGAATTTGCTCCTAAGCCAGTAATGGAAGGCGTGTATGCTTATCTGAAAGATGAGACAGATTCTTTGCCTAAGGAGCTGGAAAGTACCCGGAAAGAGCTTGAATATGAGCAAAATAAAGCTAAGGAAACAGCTGTCAGCGCAGCCACTAGTGCTTTAGTTGAAGCTGACATCTAAGTAAATGGGAAGACTGTTATAGGAGTATTTTGTAACAGTCTTCTTCTATTTTTTTCTTGTATGATGCTACTTAGTGAAGAAGAGTTCTATGCTGAAGTATTAAAGGAAATTTGCGCATTTAAATTTCAGTTATCTACTGAACATAAAGCCAAATTAGACTTTAGCAAATTTGAGGGAGAATCTTCTAATTTTTGCCTTTATGGTTTGGCTTTTGGACATGCTTATAATCATGTAGCTTGTACTTTCAAAAGAACAGCTGGAGTCCAATATTCATTAGATTGGGAAATAGACTTAAGGCTTACTGGTTATCCTTATAGAGAATGGATAAATTCTGATCCAGAAGTAAGCAATTATAAGTCAGATGGGGTTACGCCTTTAGAAGTCTATATGATAGCAGCTTTAGATAAGCATATGCAAATGGTTTTTGATTTTATTCATGGAAAGTCTTTTCAACTTCCATCCCATTTTGATAAAGTACTTCCTAAATATATGTACAACAAATGCAAAAAATAACCAAAGCTTCCTTTTTAAAGGATTGTGTAAAAGAGTTGTGGTATTTACGAGATACAATAACTCCAGAACAACGAGAATCTCTTGATGCAGAAGAGCATAATGGCTTGGATTGTAATCAGTGTATCTATGGCCAAGTTACTGGAGATGCATATGAGCAAGAAGCCTATAAGTTGAAACTAGCCTCAGATTGTACTATATTCTGTAATGATTGTGTGAATCCAGAGGAAGAAACACTGGATGGGTATATTGCTGGGCTCAATAAATCAGCTATTACTATTCGTACTACATTTGATCCTGAGGACAATGGCATAGGATTTATGGATTCTGCGTTGGACATTTATCAATATGTATATCGGGAAAATAGTCCAGAAATTCAGCACATTTATCAATTCTTAAAGATGGAATGTGATGATTTGCCTAAAGAATTTATGTCTGCTTTCAGAGAAGTTTTGTATGAACGAAGACAAAAAATTAAAGCAGAAATAGAGCCTTATTTTGAAGGAATGGTTAGTAAGCTTTAAGGTATATAAGTCAATGAGTAGATCATATAGAAGGGTTGGTTGTGGATCAGATGTTTCTCATGGCAAAAAGAAAATAGCCTCTCGTAGATTCAGAAGAATAAATAAAGTTAGGGTTCAACAAGAAAAAGAACCTCTCTTAGTTGATGAGGTAACTAACCCTTATGATATCATTGATTTTAAGTACTTAGACTTTAATCGAAGTACTACTGATTATCCTCGTTGTTTTAGAAAGTAATTAATTACCAACCATTTAAGGTGCTAATTAGAGAAGTTTGGAAAGGAACCTTGTAAGGTTTCTATCCCAATACTCTGTTATTGATTCACAACTGTAAACTAAGTACGCATCCAAGACCTGGTGAATAAATACTGTTTGCCAGGTCTACTAGCCTTTTATAAGCATGAACATTCAGGAAATCAAAAAGAAAAAAGTAGAAGTAGAAAAGCAGATTCAACAGTTATTGGATGATTTTGTCAAGGAGTCTGGTGTAGAAATCATGGTTACTGCTCAGTCTCATGTAAAGTTTACAAACTCTGGAGTCAGTGTTAAAATTCAGATTCAAAATCCCTTTACCTTTTAAACGTATATTAATGACCGTTAGCTCAATTCTGGAAGAAGTATATAGGACCCAGTTTGGTCCTTATTTAGACATGCAAGGCTCAACAGCCAATAAAGAGCAGCTCATTAGGGAGATTCAACAAGATTATGGATTGGCTGTGTTCTATCATAAACATCTAAAAGCATTACTTAACTTTAATGAGCATAGAGAATACAGTCAATCTTGGTTAAAAACCCTACGTACTGCTGCTGAGGAGTTAAATGCTAGACTTTTTTTCAGTAGAAAAGGTGTATTCCCCCATGGCAACTTTGCCTTTAGTTACTGGCTAAGTCATGTTTACATCAAAACCACAATCAAGCTTTATCAAAAAGAAGTAGTCCATGAAGTTGTTTAGAGTATCTATTTTAATGGCCCATCTGGTTTCTTTTTTAGTGATGGCCGGTTTCCTGTTAATTTACTGGGATAGCTTAATTCCTAACTGGATGTGGTGGTTGGCCACTGGCTTTGCCCTATTAACAGCTTGCAGCATTTTATTTAACCTAATGTTCTGGAACAAATACCAGTTTGTATTCTTTGAGCAACTTCAGGCAGAAAGACTAAGCCTGATTATGGGAAGAAGATCTTTGGAATCAAAGGTGCTTGAACTAGCTGAAGTGCAACGGAAGTATCTTAAGTACTTTGAGAGAAATGAGTTAAAAATTGAAGAACCTCAACTGCCTAGTCCTGAAGAAGTAATAGCTCGAATCAAAGAAAGCTTAGATGAATTACATAAACCTCACTAACCAGAGTTGCTTATTGGTCAGCACATTAAAGATGAAAAATAAGTAATTTTATGCTCAGAGTAATTAAGATTGATGTGGTTAATCAGGTTGTTACAACCATTAAAATGGATAAAGGCCTAAACGCCTTGTACAACGAAATTGGTTGTGAATTGGTTGAAAAAGTAACCCTAGCTAATGGGATTGATATGTGGTTAGATGAAGAAGGATTACTCCAGAATCCCCAAGCTCCTAAGTTCTGTTTTGTGGGTAGCTCTAATGTATTCACTGGCAATGCTATCATAGCTGGATACACTGCTAATGGAGAAATGGCGGATGTACCTATCTTGGATTGGCAACTAAAACCCATGATTCAATTTCTAGGTAGTTTTCACCAGGAGCCTGAGCCACCACGAATTTATTCATGGTCACCAGAGAGTTAACTAGTAATGAAATTACTACCCTTTTACAATTTCCAACTGTTAACCAGCGCAAAAGTGGATACCAGCACCTAATTATTCAACATTTTGGGAAGGTAAAGAGGTTACTAGTTAATCTCTTTACCAGAGGGGGTAAAACGCATTTATCTGTAAATGCAATCAAGTTATATCAGCAGAAATATAATAAACCAGTAGTCATTGTAGTACCTTCTCTAAAACTAAAACAGGATTGGAGTATTGCTACAGCTAGTCTACCCAATGTATCCATTTATGTCATCAATACGTATGTATTAAGTGAACAGTTACCAGCTGAATTCTTTGATACTATTGGTATGCTGATTGTAGATGAGTGCCACTGGGTACTGGGCAATTCTACTTGGTTTAGCCAAGTGATCCCGAAGACTACTTATGATTATGGTCTATTCTTATCTGCAACACTTACTCAGAAAGAGACAGAATATCTGGAAAGCTTTGGTGTAGAACATCGATTCCATATTCCACTTAAAACTGGGTATAAACTAGGAGTAGTACCAGCTTATGAGTCTTATAATCTGGCTATTTCTTTAACTGCTGAAGAAAAGCTGCTTTACCTGAATTATAACCAGGAATACAACAGTTACATCAACTACTTCAGTAAGTATAGTGCTGAATACACAGCTATGTATATAGCAAATTGTTTGGCTGGGACTAAAATCAAGAAGTTTGGAGCCCTAACTATGACAGGTAATCAGTGGGCTTCTGAGATTGGAAGAGAATTGGGTATTACTCCTGGACAGGTTATTGGATTAGCTAGAAAATGGCAAGCTGTTGTTAGTAAACGAAGCCGGTTACTACAAAATGCTCACAATAAGCTAGAAGCAGCTAAGCAGATACTTGGAGAAGTGCAGGGCAAAAAAGCACTGGTATTCTGTACAACAGTAGATACCGTCAACAAACTGTTAGCTCATGATAGTCAGGCTCAGCCTTATCATTACAAGTTAACAGATAAGCAGAAAAAGCAAGCTTTAGTGGACTTTTACAGTGATATAAAACCACATATAGTCTCTTGTAAAGCGTTGCAGGAAGGTTTCACAGTAGAGGATGTCCAATTTGGCCTGAACATGGGATTCTCGTCTAAGGCTAAAGAATTCATTCAGAAAACAGGTAGATTACTTAATCCTGATCCTAATAATCCAGATAAGATGTGTACCATGGTCAACTTATATGTGGATGATTTTATGCATAAGGGAGAAATCATACCTAGTCAAGAAAAAAGATGGTTAATGAGTGCTCAAAAAGATCAACTCTTTATCAACTGGATTACTAGTCCTGATGAGTTGGTGTGGTTGGAGGAAATGGTGTAGTTGGATTTTGTGAAGTCACCTTATGTTGAATTTTTCGAGTTTATTAAAATACTGCAAGCAACATGAATTATTAGCAGAAGAGGCCCTCTTTCTCTATACAGTCCATGTGCGGAACAGTGCACCCAATGACAAAGACTTTATGAGTCTGTCAACCCATTATTATCAGCATAATATGTTTTATGATAAGGGGTCTATGTCTATTGGAATGACCTGGGAAACCATGGTCGACAGTTTGGTTACAAGGGGTTTTCTGGATGCTTATCCTCATTACAAAAAGAAAAGGGAGGGTCAATTGTACATTGATCTAACCCGACTTGAAGTAACTGATAAGTTTAAGGATACCCTCTTTGATGGGGATAGGGAAAAATGGTGGAATCACTTTATGGCTACCTATGGATACACATCCTATAGAAATGGAAAAGAATACAACACCTTATGGATTGACAAGCAATATAGCATGGAAGATGTCAAAGCTAAATTCTGGGCTTTGTGTCAAAATGGTAATATGCATGATATAGGGTATGTACTTACCAAAACAGAAGAGTATGTTGAAGTTTTTGGTAATAATTTAACTGTATTTCAGTTTCTTAGAGATTTTGAGGGTATCATGGAAAGGCTAGAGAAGTATCAGGAAGCAGAGCAGAGAAGGAGAAGTAAGAGTTACCTGTAAACATCATGTCCTATATACAGGCTGTAAAAGCAATTCAGCGAAGGATTGATAATAAAGTTACTAGCTTGAATATCAATCTGCCCCGACTAAACGAGTACTTGGGAGGAATTGGGGAAGAAGAAGCTTATTTAATCTTTGGAGCTACTGGCACAACTAAAACTGGCCTAGCTGTCAAACTAACCATTATTGATCTAGTTGATCACATTCTTGCTCACCCTAAAGATGATTTCAGGACTTACTACTTTTCACTGGAATTAAGTGCTGAGATTCTCTATTACAAGATATTTGCTCATCTACTTCATAGAAAGACAGGAAAGCAATACAGTGTAGATTATTTCAGAAATAAGAAACAACAGTTAACTCAGGCAGCCCTGGAAGAGTTGGCCTTGATCAAACCCTGGTTAGATGTACTAGATCAAAAAGTAGTAATTCAGGATCAATACAGAACTCCAGGCTCTATTTTCAAATATCTAGAAGGTCAACTACTTAAAATAGGTAGTAAGAAAGTCGTAGATGGAGCTACCTTGTATGTGAAAAATAATCCTAATCTGAAGATTGTAGTGGTAGTTGATACAATCAATGCCCTTCAGAAAGAAAAGGATGATCCTAGTGAGTATGAGAGCATTAAGAGGTGGTCAGAACACTATACCAAACAAACCCTTAAAATGGTGTATAAGTGTGCCATCTTTAATATCCAGCAGACAGATAAGCAATCAACTACTTCTCAATATACCAATTCAGGAAAGAAAGTAGATGATAAGTTTATCCCTAGGATTGAGCATCTAGCTAAGGTAAAGACTACTCCAGATGATGTGAGTTGTGCAATCTCAATTTACAATCCTAGTCGATATGAGGTTGCTGACTATGATGGCTATGACATAGCAGCCATGGGTAACAACTTCCGTTACCTGAGAGTGGTCAAAAGCTCTTATGGAGAAGAAGGAGTAGGAGTAGGGGTTTACATTGATAATGCCCATCTGGATGTAGAAGAACTCCCTAGGCCCAGTGATCCCGTTGCTTTAACTCAGTTTTATCTGGATCATGATCTAATCACCACACAGTCTAAAAAACCAGTATCATTTATTCCTAATGCAAAATCAGTTAGCAAAGCAGCTGCCTAGAGAGGACTGGACTATCCAGACACAAGGGCAGTTTTTACAAACTTTAGTTGACTCTAAAACGATTCCTTGTAAATCAGTTGAAGAGGCATTCACTGTAGCCACCTATGGAAGAGAATTAGGACTTACTCCTATGACTTCCTTTAGCTACATTCAAAATATAAAAGGAAGACTTACGCTCTCTGTAAAAGGCCAAAAAGCTTTATTATTAAGAGGAGGAGTAACCTGGAAGATTATTTGGGATGGTATCTATTTGTACTCAGATGGTTCAATAGAGCAATTCCCTTTTGAAAAGGAAGGTTTAAAGCTAATCGATCAAGTTTCCAAAGTTGAATTCACCCGGCATATCAATGGTATTACCATGGTAGAAACAGGCTTGTTCAGTATGAAGGAAGCTAGAAAAGCTGATCTAGTTAAAGATGGTTCAGGATGGGTAAAATATCCTCAAGTCGGGGGCATTGCTTAGTGATAGGTAATGTTAAGTAGGTGAATTGCTGGAAACCCTCCATAATAGTATTGTATACTACAACATAACTGGAAACGGTAAGTGTGAATGTTTTAAAAATACAATATTGGGTAATCAGCAGCCAAGCTCCTGAAAGGTTAATAAGTATGGAGAAGGTTCAACGCTTAGATAGTGAGATAAACCAATCAATAATCTATCCATGAGTGCCTACCAACTAGTATAAGTGACTCTTTTTTAGTAAATTAGAGTGATGAGTGATGAAATTTGGAAGCCTATTATAGGCTATGAGGGGTTGTATGAAATTTCAAATTTAGGTAGAGTTAGAAGTATACCTAAAAAAGGTTTCAAAAAGCAAGTAGTACTAGTAACTAGTATAGATATAGCAACTGGTTATGAGTGTGTAAATTTAAGTAAGCAAAACAAAAGGCTTAGAAAAAGAGTACACAGATTAGTTGCAGAAGTTTTCTTAACACAATCAGTAACAGGTAAACCATTATGTGTAAATCACAAAGATGGTAATAAAAGAAACAACAGATTAGAGAATCTGGAATGGGTTACCTATCAGGAGAATAGTTTACATGCTGTTAGACTAGGACTAACTCCAATCAAACTAGGAGAAGCCCATAATTCTACAAAATATTCAGATAAAGTAATACTTAAACTTTATGAGTACTTTGAGCAGGGTTATGGCCCTAAAGAAGTTTCTGATATGACAGGTATACCATTGACGACTGTTTCTGGTTATCGTACTGGTAGAAAAAAGAGAGCAGGTATAGTGTTGAATAAAGAAGCTGTTGTAAATAACAGTAAGAGAATCTTCCATCAACATTTAACTAGAAATACAGTAGAACTTGTAGAACAATATCTAAAAGCTGGTTACTCAAGAAGTAAGATTCAACAACTTACTGGAGTTGGCAGAAAATCCAAATTGTACACTAAATTACTAGTTGATGATATAAGCTGAACTTACTGTATGGTAAACAGTAAGAAATAGGGATAATAAACCCTATGATAACAAAATGCGAGCAATGCTTACAGCCAGGGCTTTTAGCAATGGAGCAGATAAAGTAGCTTCAGATTTATTACTTGGATTCTATAGCTCACTAGAGATTGCAGCAGCTGTAGGTATGGATGAGTCAAACTTTGTGGAAGTAGAAGATCAAGATGCTTCTGTAGTAGAGGATTAGGGTTTTGGAATGAAAATTGTTGAAAACATAAGATACAATGGATGCTATTATTGTATTTGATACTTCATAAATTCTAAGTAGACAAAAATCATGAAAAAACTACAAGAATTACTTTTCATTCCAAAAAGTAATGTGAAAAAGGGTTCAGTTAACCTAAAAGAGTTATTAACTGTGAAAAGTGTAGTTCCTACATTTGATTTGCGATATGATTCAGACAAGGATAAGTTCACCATTGATAAGAGGTTCATAGAATCTCAAACAGACCATCAAGGCTGGACTGCTGCTACTGATGATACAGGCAACGTATACCTTGTACAAACTGACACAGAAAGTAGTGAAAAGGCTTTACAACCAAAGTTTTTAAAGACTACCAATAACAATCAGTTTCGATCTTCCTTCTTAAAAGCTCTTTTAGCTAATCTCCTTACTCCAGAAGTAAGCACATACTTTGATCTGAAACCAGTGGATCTAGACGATTCAGGGAGTAAGATAAAGGTATATGAGATAACAGCTAAAGAATAAGAGAACAGGGGGAGCTAACCACTCCCCTTTTATTTTGACAAGTTTTTTTTTCAATTATAATAAACAACCAATTATATGTTTACAACCAAACAAGCAAAAGACACTTCAGTTGTGTTGAACCTCCCACAGGATTTAGAGTATGGCACAGTGATGCAGGTTAAGTCCTATGAGTTCATGTCTGAAAATGGAAGTGAATTTGCTTTACTTACTGTCGAAGTAGATGGTGTTGAATTACAGAAACGCATTTACTCTCCAGCAGGTAGTTCTGAGAAAAGGATTGACGTTGTGGTTAAGCAGGTAGATTTTCTGAAACAACAGCTTCATCCTGGATGGAAAGTGGAAGAGGGTAAGAACTTTGGTACTTGGAAAGATTTCTGTGACTTCTATTTTGCTGAGCAGGTATTCCCTGTTCAAGTCCGGGTAAAACTGGACTACAAAGGTACAGAAGTGGAATATGACCCTACTAAGTTTGAAGGGAAGACACTAGAAGAAATTAAAGCAGTCATTCATCCTTTTGTTCGGGTTTCTAAGAATGAACCTAGTATTCTGGCCATGGATAATCCAGCTAAGTTCAAGTATGCAACATCTGGGTCTTACCAAGATAACTTGACCTATGAGTTGATTGCCAAAGCTCCTGATCCAGAAGATAGCATTGGAGGTGGATTGCCTATGAGCTTCCAGGATAATCCTGTATTTGCTATGGCTGAACCAGCTTTTGCTGAAACTATTCCTTTTGAGGAAGTTACTGATAATCCATTTTAAGTAAAGAGTAAGGTAGGGGGTACTATGAAGTGCTCCCTACTCTATTTTATGTTTCAAACCAGTGCTTATCAGTTAGTAAGTAGAGATCAAATTTTAAAACTTGTGTCTCCTGAGCAACTGATAGAACATTACACAGGATTAGAAGTCATCCCTGGAGTACCTGTTTGTAATCCCTTTAGAGCTGATGAGCGTCCTGGTTGTAAGTTTTGGTATACAGATTCAGGTTGGCTATTGTTCAATGATTTTGCCAGAGGAATAAAGTGGGATTGTTTTGATATGGTGTGTGAATACTACCAATGTAGTTTTAAAGAAGCATTGGATCACATCATTGAAGATTTCCACTTAAATACACTGGATTGCAGTGCAATAGCATTAGAACCCAGGTCACCAGTTAAGCAGCCGGGTAAGGTTTTCAAGCCCTCCACTCAGGTTCAGGTTAAAAAGAGGAAGATTACATCAGCTGAGTTGTCTTTCTGGCAACTTCCAGATATGGTTGTTACAGAGAATAACCTAAACACACATAGTATTTACTCAGTGTCGGATGTGTGGTGGGATGGTAATCTCTGGTTAAAAAAGCAACAATATACATTTGCCTATAGGCTGGGAGTACATCAGTATCAAATATACAGACCTCTATTGCCTGACAGGACTCAACGATTTAGGCAGTCAACCAGTAATGGCGTATATGGATGGGGGTATATTACTAAAGTAAACTCCTACATTCTAATCACCAAATCAATTAAAGACTGGTTTCTCCTGCAACTATTAGGCTTTAATGCCATTACAGTACTAACAGAAACACACACCTTTACAAAAGAAGAATTAAAAGCGATTAACCGATTTCCTACTAAATACTTGTTCTATGATTATGACACAACAGGTAGAAAACAGGCAGAAATCTGGTCAAAACAAGAAGGATTTGAGCTTCTGTTTACCTATGACAAGTTGTATAAAGATGCTTGGGATTATGGTAAACGTTATGGAGCTTATATGTTACAAAAATTACTCAACGATCAACTAATAAATGCCCAAGAAAGTCCAGTACCCTTGGTACTATAATGGGACTCCATTACAAACAGTACCAGAGGGCTATGTTGGTTTTGTATATCTAATTACATACACAGGAAATAAAACTTCAAAACAGTACTACATAGGCAAAAAGCATTTTTATAGTACAAAAACAGTTAGGCCTACTAAAAAAGAGTTACTTAATAAGCCTAAAAGTAGACCAAGAAAAGTAACAACAGAATCAAATTGGAAACAATATTTTGGCTCTAATCAGGAATTGAAGAAACTGGTTAGTCAAGAAGATTCCAGTCAGTTTACCAGGGTTATTTTATGTTTATGCAGAACCAAACGTGAACTTACGTATATGGAAGTTGAATATTTGGTGAAGCATAATGTACTCAGGAAACAGGAATACTTTAATGATAATGTTCTTGGTAAGTTTTTTAGAAGGGATTTAGTGTAGTAGAGATATGAAGCAAGAGCTAGCCAAGAAGAATAGTATTCTTGAATTAAACAGAATTGAAACAATTAGCTATGGAGAAAAGCTTGCTGATCATGCTATAGCTACTAAAAATACATTTCAGGTACTAGTTGAAATTTCTAAGATGAAACTGGTAATGGGTATCCTGGAGAAACGAGTTAGAGAAGATGTAGCCAAGCAATTGGGTACAACTGATACATTCTTTGGTGCTGAATTTAAACGGACTAAAGGAAGGACCACTTGGGATTTCAGTACTGATCCTACTTGGACTAAGCTCAATGACATGCTCAAAAAACATGAAACATATTTGAAAACATTAAAAGGGCCAACTGAGGAAGTTGATCCTACTAGTGGAGAGGTAATTACTTATTACCCACCAGTGAAAACTCAAGGAGATGACACTATAACTGTAACACTGAAATAATGAGCTTATTTAAAACCTACGAGCAAGTATGCAAAGGATTACTGGAAGTTCAGACAGTTCTGGAAAGTCAGGTAGACTATACAGATGGAGATGCTGTTGCTGAAAAATTAGCAGAGTTAAACCAGTGGTATTCTTACTCCTGTACTTTAATGGCATCTGCTGAATTGTGGTATAGGAAAGATAAAAAAAGTGAAGAGAAGTTTGCCACTAACTTACTGGCTGAGCGGTTGAATAATTCCTTATCACTTAGGATTAGAACCTATATCAGTTTACTCTCTTCTTTGAAAGAAGATAAACGCATCCATTTCCAAGGAAAATAAAAGTAGCACACTTATTAGCTATGCCAGTCGATTTTTCAACTTGTTTTTATGTAGAAGTTAATGGGTATCTTACAAGTGATATTGTGCTAGAAAAAAGCATTCAATTGGTTTACAGAAGCTCTATTTCAGTATTAAGTATGATTGACAAGAAAAGTAGATTAGTTAGTTCTACTAGACATTCAGGATTAGGTATTGATATTGAAGATGCTGAGGTACTTAAATGTAAACCGAAATTAGTATGAGATTTAGCTATGAACCTTCTACCGTATCAGCAGATCAAACAATCCATTTTGTAGAAATTACAAAAGCTGAAAGACCTATTTTCTGGTATGCTAAATTAATTGGACAGGTAGTTCCTGTAGTAGATGATGGTATGGAAGCATTTTGGTGGCTGGCTGATCTGAGTGATTTGAAGAGCCCAACCTATCATACTAAGGTGCTTAAGAAATCAGATTGTGAAATATTGAAATGTCGATTTCATGGGAAAACGTAAAGTATTTCTGGTTGAAGTAATAAGGGCTTCCGGGCCTAAATACTGGTATAGACACCACATAGGGAAACAGTTTTGGGTAATTGAAAGTAATGTTTTTAAAGAGGATTATAGATTGGTGAGTATTTACCTAAAAACTTCTGTTACCTGTGGCATAACAAGTTTTACCAATAAACTCTTCATAAAAGAAGATTGTGAAATTCTAAAATGTGTTTACCTTATTCAAGATTCTCAGCAACTTGAATGCCTTTCTCATTAAAACTCAATGGAAAATAAAGACAGACTAACCAAAATTGGTGTAATTCTGGTGCTACTATTTAGTGTTAGTGTTAATTTGTATACACTATTCAAACCAAGCAACCTAACGACTCCCCAGATTAACCGGCTGACAGTACAGGTGGATTCTTTGATGAGTTTTCAAAACCGTTCTCTTGCTCAGTTTACTAAACTACTTGGGATTGTGAAGAGCCAAAACACCTGGATTTTAAAACTTAAACAGGAAAATGACTTGCTCAAAAAGCAGGACAGTATCCTCCTTAAAAAAGCAGATCAATGGCAAACTGCCTACAAAAAATTAAAATAATTGTTCTTTTCTGCTGTTTGAGTGGTCCAGTGACTGGTCAGGTTGTTGTAGACCCTGATGATCCCATTGGACTACTAATTCAGACTGATACGCTGGTGAGTAAAGCCAGAATGCATAAATTACTGGAAAAGGAAAGACTACTGGATCAAGGTTATTTACTTATCAGAGATTTATCCAGCCAGTTAAATGCCTGTAACATTAGCTATGATTCAGCCTTGAATCAATGGGGTGAACAGCAGAAACTCATGGAAAGTAGTCTTATCACCCTTCAGCAAAACCAACAAATTCAGCTAAAACAAACTACAACTATTAAGCAAACCACTCAACGTATATCCAGGAGGGTTAGCTGGATTAATACCTGGCAATCGATTAAAAATCCAGTGTTAGTAATTGGTTCTTTTGTGGGTGGTATGCTAGTGCAATCTAAATTGAAGTAAGATGTACAAGCATAATGAAACTGGGAAAGTCATTTCTCCCACGGCTTATTTTAATCTTCCCCTGAAAGAGAAACAGTATTATCACTTTATAGATGATTCCTCTGTTGTGCTGGCCAGCTCCAGCAATGTAGCTACCTCATCATCCACCATGGGGTATCCAGTTTTAGTTGGTGGGTATCAAGATTAATTTTTAACTTCTAACTTATTTAAAAATAATGGATTATCAACACATCAGAACTGGTAAGCAAATCAGTTCTATGGAGTACAATCGTCTTAGTTGGGCAGATCAGCGTGATTACACACGCATTAGTAGCAGCTATACTTCAAGTTCTTCATCTTCTGATGATACACCTTCCTACCCAGCTACATCACCCTGGTGGGAAGATAACACTAACTCTAATTCAACTGTCACAGTAGATAGCACATCTACTCCTGAGCCTACTGTAGATTTTGGTGGCTCTGATTTTGGTGGAGGAGCTGGAGCAGGTGGAGACTATTAATTGAACTCTACAAACACAAGCTAAAGAAAAGAAGTAGATGGTTAGCAGACAACAAAAAGCACTTAGATTCAAAAGTACTCCTGATTTCCTAGATGGCACTATTTTAACTGAACCCTATGAAATCATGGTATTTGGTTCAAATACAGAGGGAATCCATAAATCAGGTTCAGCTAAAACAGCTATGGATCATTTTGGAGCTAAATTTGGAGTACCTATGGGTCTTCAGGGAAGAAGTTATGCCATCATCACTAAGGATTTTTATGAATATTCTCGTGGTGGGTTAATGTATAAGAAAAATATGTTGGCCCTTATTAGTAGTCAGGTATTTACCTTGTACAAATTTGCTCAATTCAGGCCTGATTTACATTTCTATGTAACAAAAGTGGGTACAGGTTTAGCTGGTTTTCAACTGACTGAAATTGATCAGCTATTTGCTAAATGGGAATCTCCCAGAAATGTGATTCTACCTAAAGATTTTTATGCAGCTAAACATGTTTGATAAAGTGACAGCTCCTTTCACAGATGAGCAAGTGGAACAATTAAATCGATTCCAACAAGCTGGCCGGTTTCATCCATTCACCTGTTGTAGCACTGGTCCAGCAGACATATGTGAACGTAGATTACATACGGGTGATGGAGAACTAATAGCTACAGCAGATGGGTGGGTTTGTCCTTGTGGGCATTATACTCAAACTTGGGCTCATAGTTTCATGGCTGATGGGAGTACTGTAAAGCCTAGCCTTGGTGTAGTTATCTAAAAATGAATAGGGAGTAGCTGTAGCAGGTTACTCCTAACTTTCTTTTATGACTAATAAGGAATTAATCAAGAGAAACAAGGCTATTGCTGTCTGGATGGGTTATGAGTATCGTCCCAATAATGAAGTAAGTGATCCTAGATTTGCTGGATGGTGGAGAAAGACTGTTCCCTACAACCCAACTAATCAAACTTGGTTTGACTATTCTAAGCACTTAAAAAGCAGTGAAGCTTATTTGGGAAGATCTCATAAAGACCTTCGATTTCATAGTGATTGGAATAGACTAATGAAGGTAGTAGCAAAGATTGAAGCTAAACTAGATTTAACTGACTCATCTTCTCCTACTTATGGATGTGTATATGCTTTTACTATTGCCAGACAGTATGTTTCTTTAGAGCAATTAGGGGGTACTCATCCTAAACTGCCTAAAGTCAACTTCTTTCCCCCTGAAAGTGCTAGTCTAAAAATACTAGCCCTGTTTGAGCTGGTTAGTGATTACTGTCAAGAGCACTTAACTGAATCTTAACATGGAAGGTCTTATTCATTTACTCACAGTAGTAGGTAGTTGTGCAGCTAGTTATACAGCTGGTGAGATTACAGATAAAGTTCTGGAAGGTGATTTAGAAGCTATTCTGACTGGTTTGGTATTGAGTGGGGCTATTGCTTTTTTCATTCTAACTAATTTTCATTAATCATGAGCTTAAAAAAGCTAAAGTTAATTAGAAAAACAGAAAGCCTTGAGACTGTTTTAAAGAGCTTACAAACATCTCTAGAAGAAGAACAAGTTGTTCCACCTAAGACTTCTTCTACACCTGATTGTCCGTTATGTAACACCAATAATACCCAATTTAGACGAATTGGGGAGCATAATGGGGTAATAGGGCCTGGAGGTCATTTCCATGTATTGGATAGCTTCTGGGAATGTCAAGATTGTGGAATTCGGTTTAATCCTAAGCAGAAAAATGGGCAAGCCTAAGTTTCATGGACAAACCTTTGTCGAAAACAAGTATACAGCTTCTAGTAGTTCAGCTCCAAGATACACTTCACTTGATGTATTAGATACTAGTAGTGGTAGTGTCACAACCTGGAAAATTAGCAGCATTAAGTCTAGTATACAAAAGCCAGCTAAGATCAAAGCAACTATTCAAAAACAGCCTGATTATGTTCAGGTAGTAATCCTGGATGAGTCTGCTTATGGATCAGAACTGTTTATTAATAGTCAGTTGGTAGGTGTAGCGTATATTTGGCAGTATCCTGATCCTGCACGGTTACTTGAAAAAAGAGAACAGTTTATGAGCCAAGCTATGACTAAGTATCTGCAAGCAAAAAACAGGGCTAATAGCTACTATAAAGTTTTTCAAGTTAAAAGTGCTACCCATTTTTGTCATGAACACTTTGGAGAAAGAGACTATGTAGCAAATAAATCCCTATTTGCTAAGCTAGTGGCTAAACTGGAAGAATTGGAGACACATCCACACTTAGAGGAATTTACCTTGAAACTAAGCTAAAGTTGTAATTCAAACTAAACTATGCCTGACAAAATGATAACTGTTGAGATTCTCGACGGAACAGTAACTTGTGTACACCCAATCCCACCTGAACTAGAAATTGAAATCAGAACAACATCTTCTGAAACACCTAATGAAGTTGATGTAAGCTATTGGTCCTCAGAAGAATAAATCGAATATTTGTGTAGAATGGTAGAGGCTGTTGATATTCAAAAAAGACTTTCTGATTTACTCACTGGTAAAAAAAAACTTCTTCAACCGGGAGCTAACAATGTCAAGTTGAAGAAGAATATTGTCAAATCATTTATTCTCAACCTAAGTCCCTATAAACAGAATAATAAGGGCAGAAACCTGTGTGCTAAAGCTAGTCCAGGCTGTATTGCCTCCTGTTTATACACGGCTGGTTTTGGGAAATTCACTTCTGTTCAGCAGAGCAGACAATTAAATACAGAAGTATTCCTGAAGCATACTGATGTGTTTTTAGGCCTTTTACAACAAGAGTTAATTAAACTCAATGAAAAGGCAGGTAAAGAGAACACACAGTATGCTGTCAGACTAAATGGGACTTCTGATATGGATTGGCTACTGCTTTTTCATAAAAAACTTAACTGGTATCCAACGGCACTCAAAAACATCATATTATATGACTACACCAAACATGTAGATAGAATGTTTTATTACCAGGGTACTAACTATCACCTGACCTTTTCTAAATCAGAAAATAACTGGTCAGATTGTGTGCGTGTCCTGGATGCTGGTATGAATGTAGCAGTTGTTTTTAAGCAGCTTCCTACAACGTATATGGGGTATCGTGTGGAAGATGGAGACTTATCTGATGACAGGTATTTTGATTCTACTGGAGTCATTATCGGTCTTAGGCCAAAGGGAAGAGCCAAAAAAGATACCACTGGATTTGTAGTTAATGTAAGCCCATTTCATTATGACCAAGTACAAGCAAGTAAACCTAATCCAGTTGAATTTGAGTTATCGACTACATACTGATGAAGTAGGGGATATTCAGGAAACTCAGCTAGGGCTTTATACGAAGAAAGCCAAAATCTATGAAAAAGTAGGAGGTTGGTGGGATGCACAGTATCGAATTAAAAGAACAGCAACACAGACTGTTAATTATGCTATAGTGACCTACGCTAGTTATTCCTGTGAGTTCATGCATATGACTATTGACTTAAGTTTCTATGCAGAAGAAGGTTATGTAGAAACTGCTAAGCAACAGGTATTTCAGACACTTAAAAAACTAGTTAGCAACATGAGTGAAGACATTCAAAAAGCTAAAACTATTGTCACTAACCACTATGAAAGTCAAATGTCTCTCCAGACTTGAGTTCAAGAAAACCTTAGCTAAGGATCAAATAACAGATGCCAATGTAGAACAGTATAAGTATGGCTTCATTCTAATTGAGAATAAGGAAACTGAGAATCACTTTCTGTTAAAACAAACACATCCTAATGTGCTACAACTGGTCTTTGATGATTATACTAAAGAAGAGTTTGATCGGTTCTCCTTACATAGAAAAGAGTGGGTTAAGCTATTTGATGAATCCCAGGCTAAACAAATCATTGAGTTTGTGAAAGAAAATGAAGATGCTCAAGGGTTTATTATTCACTGTACAGCAGGTATCTGTAGGTCAGGAGCTATAGGCCAATTCATTGCTACTTACTTTCAATTGGATCAGGAAGAATTTCTTAAAGAAAACTGGTACATTGAACCTAATACCTATGTGCTGGCTACCCTGAATGACGTACTTGCTTACATTTCTGTTTCTTAATATGTTTTGGTATGTAGCTGTTGGTATTGTGTTTGCCCTGTATTATGCCTATCTGGTTAAATCTCGCACTAGGCGAGTTACAGTAGGGGATTTACTTAAGATTTTCAATGAGGCTATTTGTTGGCCGCTTAGTGTGTTCAAGTTAATTATTCCTGATGATCTATTACATCAGAAGCTTTTCTAATGATTGATATTAGTCAGGCAGAAATGATTAGGGGAGAGGCCATTGGTAATTACTGGACAGCTTTATCGTATAGTAAACTAACAAAAGCCATCTCTAGTAATCAATCTGTGTTATTGGTTGATCCAATACAAAACAAAACCTGTGTATATTCGTGCCAGTGGTTAACAGATCACCTGAAACCCACTGAACACCCATCTATTAATCTTCCCTTTGATGTCAATTATGAAGTACAACTTGATCCTTACACAGCAGAGCTATCAAAACGGTTGCATCCTAGTTGGTACAACAGGTTAAAAGCCTATTTGTATACTTCTGAGTTTAAACAGATCATTTACCAGTCTAAAAAAGCCAGAGAACATCAAGCTGTTTATCCAGCTCATTATCAAATACTCAATGCTTTTTTGACTGATTTTGACCAATTAAAAGGATGTTGGCTAGGGTTATCCCCTTACAATCAACCTAATCTGGCTAATGGTTTTGCTTTTGCTACCTATGAGAAACGTAAACCAGCTTCTCTAGCTGTACTCGAAAATGGAATTAGGTCATCGTATAAGCTGGATTTCAGATGGAGTTTACCTAATGATTTGAGTAATCTGATTCATCAAGGACTCTTGCTACTCAACTGTGCTTTAACAACTACTGATGATCCTAGGTCTCATCTTACTTTATGGAGACCTTTTATTGAGGTGGTTATTGATGAGTTAAATAGCAAATCTGATTTTGTGTGGGTTTTGTGGGGTAAGGAAGCTCAGGGATTTAAACAATTGATTGCCCCCAGGCACACTATTCTGGAAGAATATCACCCGGCTTATTATGCCAGAAATAACCAATCAATTACAAGCAATGTGTTTAAAGAATTTTCTCAACTAACAAGTATTATGTATGCTGATTGATGCAGAGGCAATTGGAAAAGAGGAGTTTAGGGAGTGTATCAGCCAGTATCAAACTGTAGTGTTTAACTATAATTTGATTGACAACAGACACTACAACAGAACTTCCAATATGGTTAAACTCTTTAAGAATGAAGTAAAGAGATTCACCTTTATTGTAGTTAATAAAAAAGTGTTTTATGTCCTGGATAGCAACCCTGAGTTTATCAACATTGGTACTAAGAATCCAGTGTATTCAGCACCTTTTAGTGGAGAGTATTTTGCTCCAGTAACCAAAGATTACCTAAGTTATTTGAATGGAGGTGCTCCTTCTGTAGCCACTCACAGTGTAACAGCCAATAGTACATTAACTACGCAAGCTACTCCTACTTTTGTGGTGCCAGCTACTGTTCCTGTTAAGTCAGATTACAATCTGAGAGATCCAGAGCAGTTTAGTGCCTATTTACAGAGTTGTTTACAAAGTATTCAACAGACCTTAGGGACTAAGAATAAAGAGTACTCAAGAGGTAATAATATGATGCACAATTTTGATGTAGGAGCAAAGATTAGTGGAGAGTTACCTGAAGAAATTCTGGATGGCTTTATGCTTAAACATTGGATCAGTTACCGGGATATGCTACAAGATTTAAAAGCTGGTAAAGTGGCTAGTGAAGCTATGGTTAAGGAGAAATTCACCGATTTACTAAATTATTTGATTTTACAACAAGCTCTATTTTTAAGTAGGCATGGAACAAACGCTTAAAGAGAAGAATAGACTGACTAGGGCATATGGAATTGCCCTGGTTTGTTCTTATTTATTGCACATAGCTGGTAAGCTATTTAAGGAAGATAATGCTTGGTATAAGTCTTATAATAAGAACTTACTGGATAAGCTACTAACTGCCAATAAGCATATCTATGAACGAGCTGAAAAATTAAGAGAAAACCAACTTCCTGTGAAGTCTTCGCTATCCGTTGATACAGAGGTGGTAACCTATGAAAGGGATTTTCAACTAGATACATTGTTTTCCTTTGTAAATCTGTTCTTTACCCAGCCTTATGTTAAGCTAATAGACTTATCTATCTTACTCTCTAATGTTGAGCAGGGAAAGAGGCTTTATACCAAAGAAGAAGTAGAGGTTATTGTCAAAGCTTCAGTAAAAGATATGTCTCATGTAGAAGTTACATCTGAGTTTTTGGCTAGACATATTCCTGAATAAAAGTATGGAAGAAGAGATTAAGTACTATGTTGATATTCCTCAATTGGATAGAGAGGAATGGGTAAATGTGGACACATTTACATCAAAAGAAGAGGCTATCAAATTTGCCCAGGAAGAATTTGGTGCAGATGAAGAAGGTAGAATTCAAATAGTAACTCCATCATGACTCAATTAGAACAAGTTGCCGAATTTCATCAAACATTTAATCATCCTATTGAAGACCAAGTAGGTCACATTGATCCCAGTAGGGCTTTACTTAGATTAAGCTTGTTGCAGGAGGAATTAAATGAACTGCAAACAGCTATCCAAAGTAAGAATCAAGTAGAAGTATTGGATGCGTTATGTGACATAGAATACATTCTTAAAGGTACTGTGCTGGAGTTTGGCTTCCAGCATGTATTTGATCCAGCTTTTGATGATGTACATGCGAGTAACATGACTAAAGCTTGTGTTTCTTTAGATGAAGCTAAGCTAACTCAGACAATGTATGCTGCTAAGAATGTACCTACTTATATTCAGCAACATGGGAAATATTGGATTGTGTATAGGGAAGAAGATGGTAAAGTATTAAAGTCCATCAACTACCGACCTGTGAATTTGATGCCTTATTTTATTAACGTATAAATACATCCGTTAGTAGTGCTATGTATGTAAAAATTGAATTGGGTGATCTTATTACACCGGCTTTGTTTACTCCAGCTGAGAATTCAGAAGTTATTCAGGGAGGTAAGTATTATGATCTCATCTTTCCATTTATCAGTGTAGAGGAAATGCAGCGAGTCCTGGATGAATTAAAAACTAAAGGACAAACTCATTTAAGTTTTCAACCTGATTTTGATCACCGGACTTATTACCTTCAAGGAGCTACTATTTCTAATCTTACTCCTGAAGAAGAGGTAGTGTATACAGAACATGCAGCCAAACTAAAGGAGTTTGAAGACCGAAAAGATGGTTTACTAGCTTCCTTTAGAGCTGAAATAAGACGATTAAGAGAAGAAGAAAAAGCCTACAAAGCTCAAAAACACCTCTAGCATGTTTTACCTGGATCACGCCAAGATATCAGCCAGGAAGTTTAATTGCCATGTAGAAGATACCTTAAAGCTCCATAAACTAATGGATAGTAGTAAGCTGTATTTTCCTCAGTGGCAACATAGAATGTTCTCTCATAATCTCTGGTTTATTAGTGTAGTGGTGGACCTGCTTGGGGATACTGTTCCTAATACTAAAACTGGAGGTGTACTCTCGGTAAGAGATGTATTGATTGAACACCTCAAGGAAGACCATAATGGCAAAGCTCCTGCTCCAGCTGATTGGCTAAGATGTATAACATTTGAAACAAAAGAATCCTGGATTAATCATCCAGACCCAAGAGAATTACATTGGTTAAAAGAAGTAGAAAATGGTAACAGAAGAGAAACCTCAGACAATCAAAGTGAATCTGAAGGATGTGCTCAGCAAATGTGAGCTATCTGGAAATTGGAATGGGGGCAATGATAGTGGTGGTTGTACTATTGAATTAGAAGAACACCCTGAGATAGATGAGAAAGTTAGACAAGCTGTCCAAAACTATCTGGAATATGAATGTGAACAGCTTTTAGCTTATGGTAGTTGGGCTGGTGATTTCTCTAGTGATGGTACTATCCGATATGATGAACACCAATCTAAAGTAATCCTTTCTGGAAATGAGTATGATGAAGAAAATCAGGAAACCATAGCTACTCATGAGCTACGAATACTAGACTTTATTGAGGAACCTTATGCTGGCCTCATTGATAGTGTGAATGTATATGCTCGTATTACTGATGACTATGACCCTGATGATACAATTAGAGTTCGAGTTAACATTAAAAATGGTCCCTGGTTTACTCAGTTTATCAGCCTTGAAAACAGTCTAAAAGATCAATTGATAACCTTACTCAATGACTATGAATACAGTGATGGTTGTAGGTTGTATGTCGACACTAACTTTATGGTAACTGAGCCTATCAAGTTGGAAATTGGTCAAGTAGCAGATAAAGAGATTTATCATGAGATTGAAATTTCTAATAAGACAATGAATCTGAAAACTACTAGTTACTGGTAATTATGACCAACAACCTGCATACACTAACGTTTGTACTCAATGGAGTTAACAATTTTGGCTTAACGGAGTACATGAGAGCCATGAAAACTAAATATCAGGCTCTGGAGCTGTATCAAAAGAATCAAGCTGTTGATAGAATCCTTCTTGATCTTTGGGAATTGATGGCTGAATCCTGGGATTTAATACAGCCTTATGGTTTTTCAGATATTCTACAGCAAGACAATATAGAGAAAAGAAGGGCTCTATTTACTTGTTTGAATCCAGCTACGTACATCAATGAGATCAAGGATAAACTAACCTTAGTAGATAAGGAAACACTGATTAAAACCAATACCAAATGGGATGCTGACAACAAACCATACACAGAAACTATTGAGGATACGTATGAATTATATAGTGTTCTTGCTTCTGTATTATTAAAACCAGTTGTCTATCAAGATGGTAATGGTGTTTTATATCTGGTAAGGTGTTGGTGTACTTCAACAGGTAGAGAATACTGGATTTTTGTGGATAGAAATGCTTTCTACGAAGAAGGAGAATCAAAGAGTCATTGGAGATCCTGGGCGTACAGGAATGCAATGATGAGACCAGCCAAAGCTGTAGAAGCTATTGCCTGGACATTCCGTATTGGTGTTCCCTGGGAAAAGGTAAAAAGTATTAAACGACAGGGTGATTTGCTTCTAGTTGAAGTTGATCCTAGTACAGGATTACTTCCTCAAGACAAGTGGTATCACCTTACTGCCGATCAATACAAAGAGAAGTTAGTTGCTGAATCGTAATAATATGGATAAGTACATTACAGTAATGTTTCCATATCCAAGTGGATATGGATTACACATAGGGCATTGGTATAATTATGCCATTGTAGACAGCTATTGTAAAATTCAAAAGTACTTAGGCCATACTGTATTTCAACCTTTTGGTTATGACTCTTTTGGATTACCGGCTGAAAACTATGCAAAGCTTGTTGGAGGTAACCCCAAAGAAATTACTGAAGCCAATATTCTTAATTTTGAGAATGAGATGCTTCGAATGAGTACTGGATTTCAAACTAAATTGTCTACCCATTCAGAAGCGTATCAACAAAGAACCCAATGGCTATTTAATGAATTATTATCACATGGTTTAGCTTATAAAGCTATTAGAAAAGAAAATTACTGCCCTTCTTGTCAAACAGTATTAGCTAGAGAGCAAGTTAAGAATGAAACCTGTGATAGATGTGGCACTGCTGTACTAAAAAAAGAACTAAATCAATGGTTCTTTAAAATTACAGATTATGCTGAACGATTACTGTCTGATCTGGATAAAGTGGATTATCCAATATCTACAAAAAAACAACAGATTAATTGGATTGGTAAAAGTGAAGGCTATAATATTGATTTCGGAAGTGGTATTACTTGCTTTACTACTAAACCAGAAACTTTATTGGATGTTGCTTTTATTGTAACAGCTTTAGAAGAAGATGGTATAGAAAAGTTTATTGGTTATTGTGAACACCCACTCATTAAAGGTAATCAAATACCCGTTTACACAGCTGAATATGTAATTGAAGGGTATGGTACACAATATGTTATGGGAGTACCTAATGATGACAGTAGAGATGCTTCTTTTGCCAACAGGCATGGAATAGGATTTTCTAATGATAAAAGGATACTAACTGATTATCAACAGTATAGTTTTATTAAGAAAGCTACAAACTATAAACTAACTGATTGGTGTGTATCCAGACAGCGTACATGGGGTTGCTCTATTCCAATAGAAGGAGAGTTAGACACATTGGATACATTTGTAGATAGCTCTTTTTATACTATTGAGTATGATAAATCAAGACCTGTAGATGTATATGTTGGTGGCCCAGAGCATGCCTGTATGCATTTAATTTATTCAAGATTTATTTGTAAATTCTTGTATGATATTGGTTATATTGATTTTGATGAGCCTTTTAAAAAGGTCATACACCAAGGTATGATTTTAGGCCCAGATGGTGAAAAAATGTCAAAGTCAAAAGGGAATGTGATTAGTCCTTTAGGCTATGATCCACAACTTCTTAGAATGTATTTGATGTTTATTAATCATTATTTTGAAGGTGGGAAATGGCAAGATGGGGGTTACAAAGGCTGTGAGCGGTTTAGGAATAAACTATTTAATTGGTTAAACACTTCTGAAGAAAAAACTGATACACTTAATTTCAAACTCTTTGAAAATACAATTGTATCTTATTTTGAAGCGTGGAAAACCAACAAAGTGGTTAGTGAATGGATGTCTTTTTATAATAAACATTCAAAAGTAATGTTGTCAAAAAATGAAGCAACTAAATTGCTGAAATTGTTTAATGCGTGTTTTTAATCTTAATTTATCCAATGAACAAAGCTAAAAAACTAGTCCTGCTTCAAGGAGAAGGATTGAACTCCCATACCCTGGAATGTACAAAGGACTTTGCTTATCAACAACATGAAGGAGCTATTGAGCTGCTTTTAAAAGGTACTGGAGTAGTCAGGCATGATGGGCCAGATGAAACAGATCAGAAGCATGGCAACATGGTGCTTACTGCTGGGAAATACTTCACCTTTAACCAGATTGAGTATTCTCCTTTTGACAATGACATTCGGGCTGTATTTGATTAACTAACATAATAAAGGTGGGGAGGAGTAATCCGAACCACCTATGTTTTTTATAACTATGGAAAATCGAGTTGTAATTCCTCCGCAAGATATTTGGGGAACTACTGTAGAACTCTTTACACCTGAAGGTAAATCAATTGGGTTAATACATAATGAAAATCAGCTAAATCATGTACGTATTCAGATACTACAGAAGCAGTTAGAGGGTTATTATGTTATTTATAACTCTCAAAAAATTTACATTAACCATCAAAATGGAGATATTTCAGCATGGCCTTTTGGTATGTTTGATGCTAAACAAAGAGCATTTGCAGAAATTATTCGTTTAACACATCAACTTCAAGGTTATAGTGTATCTTCATTACCCCGAATTGAGTTATGATAGTAGAAAAACTAAAAGAATTACCACCTCAAGTTCAAATTGAAGGAGTTTGGTTTGATTTTAAATTAGAACATGATACTCCAACCTCTTTGTTACTAAGTTATGAGGTTGTAGGTGCAGAACATGATTCACCTCATTCATATTTAGTAAAACAGTATAGTTGCTGGAATAATCGGTATTCAGATGATAATTGTACAGGATTCCTGTGGTTTCAGGATAGCATTGAAACTGATGAAGATTTATTGAATGCTATTGATGAGTGTAAAAAATTTTTAATAAAAAATGAATTACTAAACAACAAACAATGAAGCTAAAAGAAAAGCTGGCATTAGAATATGTACGTGAAAACAGTATTTCTGCTTGTGCCAGTCAAAACAGATTTTCTTATCAGTCAGGTTGGGATGCTGCTTTAGAGTGGGCTGCTAAGAATGCGGACACTAAAACAATTACAATGACTTATGTTGACATTGATATAGAAGTTGTAGATCCGGATACTATCCTTGCCGGAAAAGATGTTACTGCCTGACAATGAAAATGGAAAACGTAATAGATTTCTAAGTGTAATATGCTGGATTACAACAAACTAAACTATCTCCTGGATCACCATGACCCCTTGGGATTAATAGCCAAGGGTGCTCCTGGTTTTGAGTACAAGGGGGTTGCTTTGTCTGTACTAGAAGAATTAAGATATGGTGCAGTAACAAAGCCTATGCTTATCAAGTCTTTAGAAAATGGATTTATTGACTGGTTCAACAAGTTGCCAGATAAAGATCTAGATTCATTGGCTACAGCCATTTTGCAAACCTAACTCACTGACCAGCGTTATGTTTAACCACAAATCAGTGCTGGAAAATCTGCAATTAATTGAAATGCAGGAAGCCAGAATAGGTAAGCTAAGAGAGCAGAATAAAGCCTTAGAGACTAAAAATGAAAAGCTTATTACCCAGGTTAGATCTCTAAAGGATAGAGTAAAAACACTTGAAGGATTAAATGCACTACTTCAGCAGCATTTGCTAGAATCATTAGAACATTGTGATGTATGAGTAGCTTCCACGAATTACCCTTGCCAGTCAAGTTTAAGCTGATGACTAAACACAATAAGTTCTTGCTCAAGCAAGTAACAGGTTTAGAACAAGAAGTCTCTAAATTAAAGGAAGACAATTCAGCTAAAGCTAAAAAAGTTCAGGCATTAAGAGAGCAGAATGATGCACTTATGGAAAAGAATAAAAAACTAAGTGCAGCTAATCATACCCTTAATGTAGGCATTAACAATCTAAAACAACAAGCTGGAAAAGCTAAATAACCTATGCACCACCAAGTAGTAAATCCCTACGAAAAAGAATTACAATTACTCGGCTTCCACAAAGAAGAATTAACCACTACTTGGTGGTGTATTTATCCTCAACACCATAAATGGGCTACCCTAAAAGACTTTGAAGAAGTATCTTTTAGATATAGTAGAACTTTAGAAGAATTTCAGGTATATCTTTTTAGAGGCAGTAGTAAGGGTGGACTAAAGTTTGCAACACAAAAGCCAGAAATAGCTTTTGGTATGTTAATAAAAGCTTTGACTGAAAATAATATCTCAAATTTTAAAGTGTTTTACTAATCTCATGCTTAGATCAAACTTGATTTTTCAGTTGACACAACTTGGACTTAAACAAGATCAGCCAAGTACATTAGCTGATTGGCTTGTTCTGGAAGAAGTCAATGCAAAATGGATGAATAGCCACTGGGTAACTCATATTGAAATTAGAATACCCACTAAAACTTTTGAGAAAACTGAGTCACTTATTATCTATTATCTTACAAGTAATGATCCTGGCAGGTACAAGCAATTAACGTTAGGAATTGGTGCTTATGAAAAAGTATTACCTGCCCTTTTTAAATTAGTAAGACATGACAAGAGAAGTGTTAATAGATAAATTACTCCAATATGGCTTTGTGAAAGATTGTAAGTTTTATGACGTTGTAGAATGGTTTGATTTGGAAGTAATAGAGATGAAGTGGTCAACAAACCAAACTATTAAAGATGCTTTTATTAAGGTGCCTATTTCTGAAAAGGAACAGAAACTTACACTTAGTCTATACTTTAAAGAAGTAAATAGTAAAACTGGTTATAAACATGAAATGTTTGAGCCAGGTAATTATAGTAATCTCCT